TCATCGCGATCACTTGCAACTTTTTTTTAAACGGTTACGACGTTTTCTAGATTATCATGATAATTCTAAAATCCGCTTTTTATGTTGCGGTGAGTATGGTTCTCTCACTCATCGCCCACATTTTCATATTTTGTGCTTTGGTTATTTTCCTAACGATGTTCGTAAGCTCAAAACGCTGAAATCCGGTTACGATCTTTTTTATTCTCCCACGCTGGAGCGTCTTTGGCCGTATGGGTATAATACTGTCGGCGCTGTTACTTTTGAGTCTGCTCGATATGTTGCAAAATACTCTCTTAAAAAGCAGACCGGCAAAAATGCCCTTATGTATGAAGCTCTTGGCGTCTCTCCGGAGTTTGTTGGAAGCTCTCTAAAGCCTGGAATCGGAGCTGATTATTTTTCTAAATATGCTGAGGATATTTTTTCTTTAGGCTTTGTTACCATTAATGGAGCTAAATTTAAAATACCTCGTTATTATCAAACATTATTTGAGCGCAGTAATCCAGTTTGGTACAATATATACAAGCAAAATCAGACCGAAAACGCAAAGGCTGCTGACATCGATTTTAAAAGATTGGAAGCCAGGGAGAAAATCCTAAAGCACCGCCAGGAACAATTTGATCGTGATTTTGATAATTTAGGTCTTTAAAAGTTTCGAAAAGTTGCTAAAAGTTGTTGACAGTTGCTCTCTTTTTTGGTATAATAATATCAGAAAGTGAGGTAAGCAACATGTTAAAAGATTACTCTAAAGATGTTTTTATTCCGTTTCATGTTTTACAAGGACGTTTTTCTAATTTTGGTTGGATTTTTGGTTTTTCTTTAACTAGTCATCATTCTTTGGCAATAGCTCGTTGTTTCAAGAATTCCAATCCTACTCGTATTCTTGTATCTGGTGTTTTTATTGTGTTTAATAAAGACCACAAGCATGAACTTCTTGGTCATGTTAATGATTTAAAAAAAGAGTTTAGCGAGGTGTTTTAATGAAAATTTATTGTATTTATGACCGCAAGGGCGAATTAATGAACCCGCCCTTTACACAGCAAAATAATGCTATGGCTATCCGCCAATTTCAAATAATGGTCAACCAGCCGTCTACTCCGGATCGTTCCAATATTATCCATGACTACCATGAGGATTTCGTTTTGATGTATCTCGGCGAATTTGACGACAAAACATGTGTATTTTCCCCACAAAATCCCACTTTACTGCTTTCTACTGCAACGGAATTATTGACTCCTTCCCCTGACGCTGTTAAAATGTAGATGTAGGTAGGCTTGCCCGTTTTCTTTTTTTGTGGTATAATTCATGTAGGCAAGTAGTCAATATCACAGCACAAAAAAGATGTTCGGCGTAAGCGTTATGCTTATGTTGGACATCTTTTTTGGTTTTAGATACCGGCTTTAGCCGGTATGAATGGGTTCGCTGCTTGTAATTGTGCCTTTCGCTCAAGCCTACCCTAATATCGCGGACGAGCCTTTGGCCTACTCAAAAACTAACCGCGCGCCTTGAATGGTTAAGAAAGGAGATAGTACGCTATGGCAAAATTCTACACTCTTTACGATGAACAACCGCCAAAACCTCATGTTGAAATTACGCAGCCTTCGCTTACAGATCAGACATACGCTGAGGAATGTGATATACATCATATTATTGCTAATTTTAACACCACCGGTCTTGTCGATTCTGTTGGCTCTCATGACCCTGCTACATTGCAATATGGCGATACCACGCTTTTGCCGGATTATGAAACAGCTTGCAACCTTGTCGCCAATGTTAACCAGGAATTTTCTTCTCTTCCTTCTAGCGTTCGTGCTGAATTCGGCAATGACCCTCGGCAGCTGCTTGATGCTCTGATTTCTACTGACGATAAAGTTGTTGCTCGTTTGGAAGAATTAGGTTTTAAATCTAAACCTCAACCTGAGCCTGCTCCACAACCTGAGCCTGCTCCACAACCTGAGCCTAAACCAATTCAAAATTAACTTCTATGCTAATATTCACTTATGTAGAATAAATACCCTGTCACCTTGACCAGTTCTGTACTTGATAAGAACTGGTCAAGGTGACACAAAATCAGAAATAACCCTAAAAATAAGGCTTTTACTTATTTTTATTATCCGTTCTGATTTGATAACAAAAATGCCGTTCTCGTGCTTTTTGGTCTTTTAATTAAATTAAGGAGATTTAAAATATGGCTCGTAATATTCGAGTAAATCAATCGCATTTTGCGATGATTCCTCAAGCCAATATTAGGCGTTCTGTCTTTGACCGTAGCCACGTTTATAAGACAACCTTCAACGAAGGTCAGCTTATTCCCTATTTTGTGGATGAGGTCATTCCGGGCGATACATTCACCCTTAATCCGGTTGAATTCTGTCGCTTGGCTACCCCCGTTGTCCCTTTTATGGATAACATCTATATTGAATCTTTCTTTTTCTTTGTTCCCTCAAGGCTCGTTTATGACAAATGGGTTAATTTGTGCGGTGAACAGGAAAATCCGGAAGATTCCACTGATTATCTCGTTCCCACTGTTTCTTTGTCAGGTGATATGACCGGTAAACTTCCGGATTATATGGGCATTGCCTGCTCTTCCGGTACATTCAATAATATTTCTGTTAATTGCTTGCCGTTCCGTTCCTATTGGCTCATTTGGAATGAATGGTTTAGAGACGAGAATCTTCAAAAATCTGTAAAGGTTTCCAAAGGAGAAACAAACACCGTCTTGGAGCCTATGGGACAATCTACCGCTAATCCTAATTATGGATTACCATCCGGTATTGAAAATTGGTATGATCCTGCTCCGCGTGGTAAGAGATATGATTATTTCACTGGTGCTCTTCCGTGGCCGCAGAAGGGCCCTGCTGTTGATTTGCCTTTAGGTTCCACCGCTTCAATCACCGGTGTCTCTCCTTTAGGTACATCTTCTCAAAATATTGGTGCTATGTCTAGCGCGTTTAATTCTCCCGCTGTTGATACTAATTCCGATCCCGATTATACATGGAAATGGCCTGTTTTTTATACATCTGGTACTAGTGATTCCAAGCCTACAATTTCTAATTTTAAAGCTTCGCAAATTCCTAAAATGCCCTCTGATGGCTCTCCATGGCTTGTTGACCTTTCTACCGCTTCTGCTATTACCATCAATTCTCTCCGTCAAGCGTTTATGCTGCAACGCTATTATGAAATTGATGCCCGCGGCGGTACACGTTATACCGAAAAATTACAGGCCCATTTTGGCGTAACCAATCCGGATGCACGGCTGCAGCGTCCTGAATTCCTCGGCAGCCATTCCAGCATGATGAACATCAACCCTGTTACTCAGACTTCATCTACCGATTCTACCACACCTCAGGGCAATCTTGCTGCTTATGGCCTTAACGCCCAAAGGTATCACGCCTTTACAAAATCCTTCTCGGAATTCGGTTATGTTATAGGCCTAATTAATGTTCGTGCGGATTTAACCTATCAGCAAGGCGTCAACAAAATGTGGCTGCGCTCTGATGTGCTTGATTTCTATTGGCCGTCTTTTGCTCATCTCGGTGAACAGGCTATAGAAAACATTGAGATTTATTGTCAAGGCAATGACGAAGATAAAAAGGTTTTTGGCTATCAAGAAAGATATGCTGAATATCGTTATAAGCCGTCTTTGATTACCGGCCAATTCCGCTCTACCTATAAAGAGCCCTTGGATATTTGGCACCTTTCTCAAAAATTTGCAACACTTCCGACCTTGTCTGATGAATTTATCCAAGATCATCCGCCTATCAGCCGCGTTGTTGCTATTCCTAGCTATCCTCATTTCTTGTTAGATGTTAAATTTAACCTTAAATGTATCCGGCCTATGCCTATGTATGGTATTCCCGGCATGATGGGTCATTTCTAAAAAAAGGATGGATTTTTTATGTCTCTTTTTGGCTCGGCTGCTGGTGCTATTGCTGGTGGTATTTCTAGCATTATTGGTGGTGCTCTTGGCAATTCCGCTGCTAGGCATGCTGCTACTGTAGCAAATGAGCGTAATATTTATAATTATAAACATCGTTACCAATGGGCAATGGAAGATATGCAAAAAGCTGGTTTGAATCCTTTGCTTGCTGCTACTCAAGGTATTGGTGGTTCTGTCAATGGTGCTTCTGCTCTTTCCGCTTCTTATAATGTCGGTGAAGGCGTTACCGCCGGTATGAGCGCCCAGGCTGCTGGTAATAGCGCGAAGGCTTCTAATAAGAATGCTGATACTGCTTCCCGTGTTGCAGATGGTACAATTAAAAAATTGGATTCTGATGTTGCTCTCAATGCTGCGTCTGCTAAAAATCTTGAAGCTGAAGCTGCTGGCAAAGATCTTGCCAATAAATTGGCTCGAGATACCTATCAAGATAATCTTGCTCTTTATAAGCAGAATTTGGAAAATGCTATAAAACAGGGTAATCTTATTGATGAACAGACAAAAAATGCTCTTTATCAGCGTGATGTTGTTATGCCCGCCCAAGCTAACATGATGATTGCGCAAGGTAATTCCGCTAATTCTTCCGCAGCGTATAATAGCCAATTAACCCTGCAATCCAAAGAAGCTACCAAGCGTGCTGCTTCTCAAAATGAGATGCGTTCTGAGGTTGGTTTTGACACGGATTCTTCTATTGTCGGCTCTTTTGGTGGTGCTGTTGCAAAAACTATTGATAATGCAAAAAAAATTTATTTTGGAAGGTGATTTTATATGTCTAATAAAACTACGGCAATCCTTACATTCCTTGTTTCTACTGTTATCCCTTTTATTCAGGAAATTGTTGATTTTATCGATATGTTTCGCACCGGCTCCTATAATCGTGACGGTAGCGCATCTCTTAAAGCTATTTCGCTTGCTATGCAAGATGACCTTGTCAATGCACAGAAAAGAGGTACAGATGATGTAAATGGCTTTCGCCACACGGCAGCTGCGGCCACTCAAGAAAAAAGCTACTCCCGCTTTTTGGGAAAAAATTCTTGACCTTCTTTGTTTTGGTCTTTATTTAAGGAGTAAGAAAAAATGAAAAGATCTAGAATATCACGCGGATCTTCTCGCCGGAATTTTCGCAATCACGCCCTCCCGCGTCTCAAAAATCTCAAATCTCGCAACATGCGTGGTGGTATTCGCATGTAATAGAAAGCTGTGTGTTGTCTTATGACTTGCCTTCATCCTTATTTTGCGCGTCGCTCTCTAACCCCTAATAAAAATGGTAAATTTGAGCTCGCTGATTTCACCCCTTTTCGTAAATTGTCTGGAAAATCTCTCGAATATGCTAAAAGTGATTTATCCAATGGTACCGCTGTTGTCGTACCGTGTGGTCAATGTCTTGGCTGCCGCTTGGATAAAGCCAATGATTGGGCGATTCGCTGCGTTCACGAAGCTAAGCTGCATATCCACAATTCTTTTATCACTTTGACGTATAATGACGATTGCTTGCCAGCTGATCTATCGCTTCATCGCGATCACTTGCAACTTTTTTTTAAACGGTTACGACGTTTTCTAGATTATCATAGATCGGAAGAGCGTCGTGTAGGGAAAGAGTGTAGATCTCGGTGGTCGCCGTA